GTTCGCTCCTTGAACTATGTGTAACTTTCTCAAACCCGTGCCGGGAGCTTTCGCCCACGGACGGATCCACCACCTGCGTTGTCAGGAACCCCCGCCCGTCATTCGCATCGGGAGGGGGGTGCGGCACACGCCGCGGTTACTGCTCGGTGCCCTGCCGCTCGGAGTAGGGCGGGCGGGCGGGAACGGCCCGACACGCCAGGTATTCGGCGTAGGCCCAGCGGATCAGGCCGAGCTTTTCCTCGTCGTCAATCTCGCCGCGGTCCCTCATCTCGCTGATGATGCGGCACATCCGCTCGAACATGCTGCGGCACGCGTTTTCGGTGCGGAGCGGCACCGTGCGGGTCGGCGGTCCAATGGGTGGAACGGCGACGGCGGAAGCTGCGAGGCACGCGGACAGGAGGAGCGTCTTGAGCATGGTGGGCCTTTCGTTGCGAATGAAACCCCGGCGCCGGGTGTGTGTCCGCGCGCCGGAGAGAGGAGAGAGACAATGCTGGGGCGGGGCTTTCGCCTCTCACCCCAGCCGGAGGGGGATGCGCTGGAGCGTGGCCTGGGTGCGAGCCCAAGCGCCGCGTGCCGTGAACAACGCGGCGGACCTACCCACGCATGATTCAGGTGCCGCTGTCGGGCTCGAACGGCGGCGGATCGCTCAGGAAGTCCAGATCGTCGTTGATGGGCTTGGCTGCGGGCTTGGTCGTCTTGGCAGGCTCGGCCTTTGCCGCGGCAACCGTCGCGGCTCGAATCTGCTCCACCTTGGCGGCAACGCTGGGAGCGGTGGCGGGCTCGGGCTCCTGCCCAACCTGCTCGCCGGTCCCCATCTCGCCGAAGTCCAGAGCAACTTCCGCCCGGTCCACGTTCGATATTGCCACCTCAACATCCACGGTCAGGGGCAGGTACTTGCACAGACGGCGCAGGGCGGTCTTCTTGGCCATCTCGCCGTAGTGGTCGGCCCACGGCCCGAACTTGCCCGCCCGGCTCATGCCGCGGATGCGATCGACTTCCGCCCGCGTCATCACCACCAACTGATGCGCCCCGTCCTTGAACGTGGCCATTGCCCAAGCGTGGGTGATCTTGCTGTCGCTCATGTCCGAGGCACATGGCTTGTGCCTGAACTTGGGGTGAATCCCGTGTTCAAACTCGAACTCATCACCATCTCTTACAACTTCAGCCTGAATGGTGCTGATGAACCCGGAACGCCTGGCCAGCTCGACCAGCCCGCGATAGCCGACGATCAACTGGCATTCGCAGGTGTTGGCCTTGCGATTCTCGTAGGGGATCAGGTAGACGCTGCCCAAGGTGCTAGGCATGAGCTTCAACTCTGCACACTTCACCATGCAGTCCAGAACACTCAATGGCGTGCACGCCATGAGCTTGGGGGTGCGGCTCGCGGCAATGGCAAAGAGCTTCACCAACGCCTCCGCACTCATCGCGGCCCCGGCCACCTTCTGCAACTCGTCCTTCTTCGATCCGCCCAACAGGGCCCGCACACTCAGCCGACTGTCCGCCGGCGGCTCCTGCTTGACCACCGAACCGTTCGTATCAATCACGCTCATCTGTCCGTTTGCCTGCGTCACTTCGCACCTCCCTCAAGAACTGCCGCCATCTGATCCACCCACGCCGCCGCCTTCACGTTCGCCTCGCGGATACGGGCCACCACTGAAACCGCACGCGGGCCGACTGCCGGGAACTCAAACGCCCGCAGCCGTTCAGCCACATCACGCAGCTTGGCCGCGTCGGGGGCGTCCTCGAGTGCCCGCGCCGCCCGTTCTTCTGCTTCCTGCTTGGCCTGCTCTGCCGCAGCCTGGGCACGCTCCGCGGCTTCGGTCGCCGCCTGTGCTTCTTTGGCCTCTTGCATGATGCGGTCGGCCTCGGCTCGCTCAGCGTCGATCTTGGCCCGTTCCTCCCGCATCTCGGCCTCGTGCGCCTCACGTTCGGCCCGAGCCTTCAACTCGCGTTCCGCCGCCTCGGCCTTGAGCTTGGCGTTTTCCTTCACCAGCCGCAACTCGTTGGCCCGGCGCTCAGCCTCTGCCGCCGCCGCTGCCTCTGCGTCCGCCTTGGCCTTCGCCTGGCGACCCTCAAACGCCTCCCGCTCGCGGGTGTACAGGTTGTTCCAAGCGTCGTCGCTCATGCCGCCAAGGTCGTGGTAACGGGTGTCTGTGCCGAACGGCATCAGTGCCGTGGCACGGTCGATGCGGCGCACTTCTGACCGCTTGATTTCCGCACGCTCGGCGTAGGTTTCGCACTCTTCCAGCCGCGTCTCGACCTTCTCGCACTCGACACGGATCATGCCCGCGACAGCATCAACGGCCTTGCCGAACCGCAGGGCGTCTTCCTTGACCATCTTGCGGGTGGCCTCGGTCGCCGTCCTGACCTTCTTGATTTCGAGCCTTGCCACCTTCGCGGCCTTCATCGCCGCCGTCTGGTTCTCGTCCGTCACCACGATGTTCGCTGCCTTGCTCGTCGCCTCCTGCATGTCGCAGAAGTGGCCGCCAAACGACACCAGCAGCGTCTCTGATGTGCTTGCGGACACCCCCGCCGCCTCGATGGCCTTGACCAACTCACTGTTTTCTTTCACGGTACTGCTCACGGAACCCATCCATTTCTCCAGCGAATGCGCTGGCCCTTTCCCCGCTCTCTATGACGGGGATCGGGCGAGGGCACGCGCCTCAGACGTTGCCGTCGGTCCACTTGGCGATGTACCAGGTGGGGGGCTGAATCTCGACCAGTTCGGCGGCGTATCCAGGCCATGCGTTGGCCTGCTGACACTTGCGGACCTGATCCAACCAGCGGTCCACGCGGATGCGTCCGATGGTCAGGAACTCGGCGCCGAGGCTGTACCCTGCCGCCTCAAACGGTGCTTCGTTCTCGACGCAGCCGAACACGAAATCCAGACCGGACAGGCCCAGAGCGTGACAGCCGCGGAGGTAGAACGCGGCTTGGGTGTCGTACCCATAATCCACGATGCTGGCCGCAAACGCCCGTTCGGAAGCGTCGGCAGTCGTCTTAAGGTCGCCGATCATCATGGTGCCGATGATCGAATCGAGCTTGGCTTTGCAGGTCACGCCGCCATCGTCCCACACAATGACCACTTCGGATTCGGTCGATGCGTTGAAGATCGTTCCAAGCTGCGGGTGCTCAAGGATCGCCGCGACCATGCGTGTTGCCCGCTCCATTTCCTCGTCGGACACGATGAGTTTGCCCGGATTCGCCTCGGCGTACTCGGTCCACGCCTTGGTGTCCATGCCGAACGCGCGGCCGGTCTTGGGGTTGATCGGGGCGGGGATGGTGTTGCCCTTCACGCGGCTGGGCTCGAACAACATCAGGTGTGCCAGGGAGCCGAGACGCTTGGCGTCCGATTCCTTGTGGCTGCCGCTGGCGTAGTTCACCTTGAAGTGAGCCGGCGAACGGTCCATGAGCTTGAGCGTGCTGTGGTTCACCGCGCGGGCGGAAAAGTACACATCGCTCGGAACGTCGCGGTAGATGCCCGGCTTGGGATCCTTGGGATTGAACGCCTTGGCGTCCTGAATGGTGAGGGGGAACGTTGCGGTTGCTGTCGTCACGGTCAGACTCCTGAATGTGATTGGCCAACACGGCGAATCCCCTTGGGCCCCTGCGCTGGCGACAAGCAGGGGTGTGCGGCACAGGCCCTCGGGGTTTCGTCGTGTCACTCGAGCATCATCAGGGCAAGTTCAAGGTCGTCCGCGATCTTGCGGGTGTCGGTCACATCGCCGCAGTTAACGCGACGATGCAGCCGCTTGAGCAGATTGATGCCCGCGCGCCGCTTGTTCTCAGCGTCAGACAGCGGGGGCAGCTTGGAGAGGGGCGGCAGGCTCGCCGCGGCGTGGCCCATCGTGCCGCCACGCCCGCCGTGTGCAGGGTCGCTGCAAACGTCCGCGGGGCATCCACCATCGAAGGCGTCTGCGAACAGTTCGCCATCGGAGAGCCGCCCGAACTTCTCGGGGGGTGCGTTCAGAATGTCGTTGATGAGTGCGGCCTCGGCAGCGAGCGGCGAGGGGGCCCGACCATCCGCCCGACGGGTGGGGTGGTCAAGGTCGAGGGCGGGGGCAACGGACGCGATGATGTTGCGGAAAACCTGATTCACGGTCAGACTCCATCAAGGAGTCGGGCGACCGATCTGAGCAGATCAGCGATTGCTGATCTTTGCTCCGTTCCAAGTTTTTGCTCCGACAATGCCGATTGTCGGAGTGCAAACTCGGCGGATTTCAGACCGTCGAACGACTCGACCCACGCAGATGCAGCGGCCCGCACGCCCGACGATTGGTCAGGTTGCGAAGCATGAACAGGCCGTTGTGTGCGGGCCGCTGTGTCTGCGTGATGATTTGGGGGTGCCTGTTCATGGACTTGCTTCGCACCCTTATCATCGGCGATTGGTGGGGGTGGAGTCAAGTCTTTTGTGTTCGATCCATCACTTTTTTCTTCAGGCCACAGTTCGGGCAATCGCTCCAGCGCAGCAGAAAACAGGCCCAAGTCAGCATCTAAGTATCTGTCCCCTACGTCGTTGGCGTGCCGGATCAGTTGGTCGATTACGTTCGCCTGGACGCCAACCGCGACCAGCGTAGTTTTGAACCATTTTCTTGCGGAATGTGGGGAGAATCCCCTACCTCGAGCATCTTTCTCGAGTATTCCAGCCCGTTCGCGGTCTGCTCGCCATGCGGTTCGGGCGGGCTGGATTGGGAATACCGGGTCCTCGAGGGAATGCGGCACCGTCGCCCGATGCTCGGTCAGCAGGGACGCCAGCCGCCGCGGCAGCGGGAGCGTGATGTGACGGGCTCCCTTGTGCATGTCGGGCTTCCACCGGATCACCGGCGGGTCCGCGTCCAGGCTCAGATCCCCCCACTTCCACCCGCGAGGCGTCGCCCCGTTCTCGTCGCCCCCCAGCTCGCCGTACCGCAGGCCACACATGAACAGGGCGTACCAGTACAGTGCCCGGTTGCCCGTCGCCCGTCGGTCCCGGCGCTGTGCCGCCAACGCGAACCGGATCAGCAGGCGGGCTTCTTCGGTCTTCGCCGCCCGTGCCCCCGGTGCGTCGTCGCTGCCTGATTGGTGTGCCAGTACCAGCGGGTCACGCGGGAGCCGTTGCGCCGCGGCGAGCCATCGGGTGAAGCTCTTGAACGCAGACAGTGCCGCGTCCCCGGTGTTGAGTGCCCACCGCCCGGACGACACGCGGGCGCCGATCCACCCGGTGACGGCTTCAAACGTGATCCCCTCGGGGTGACGCCAACCAAGCTCCGCAGCAGCGGCCTCGATGGTTTCGCGGAACTGGCGGATTGATTTCGGCTTTCGGCCTCGACCGAGCATGTACGCGGCCCAAGCGTCCAGAGCGGAATCCAGCGCCGAAGCGTCGGTTTCAAGCCTGGCCAACACTGGTCCCGCTTCACGCTCCGCCGGCGTCGCAACTCGCGCGGTGGTGCTCATTCCCTCATTGTGTGGCATCACCCCCTCAATGTGCAAGGTAAATTTACCCCTATCCGTGTGAGAAAGTGTGATTTCACAGGCCGAACCGTCCGATACCACGATTCGCACCGTCCCCATAACCAATTCTCCCGCATAGCTTTGTGTAGTGGGGGCCAGCGTACCGGGGAATCCGCTGGCTGGCAAGAGTTTGACGCAGGATTTGTCAACGTGCCGTTTCTGGAGAAGTCGCCAGAGTCGTAACGCATAACCGCCACGCTGGTGATGCGATAGGTTCGGGCGATTTTCGCCATTGTGCCGGGTGGGGGCGTGCGTTACCCTTGGGGGATGAGCACCACACGCAAGCCGTTCACGTTCCGCGACTTGCTTGCAATCGTGTTCACGCTTCTGCTGGTCGTTGGGTCCGTTGGCGGCGCGATCTACTCCATCGCCAGCCGCCCACGCGAACCTGACGCCATGACTGCGGGGCAGGCGGTGCTCTGCGCCGGGTTGTTTCTGGCCTTTCTTTTCGGCGTGTCTCTCGGACGCTCCAAGTAGCCTACTTGCTCCAGTTGTCGATCGCCGTTTTGGTGTCGAAGATGTACTGAGATGGGATCCCTGCCGCGTCCAGCAGCTTCGAGGATTGCAGCAGTGCCCGCATGTACCGGTCGTTGGCGGTTACCGTGTCCTTGCGAACCTTTCGCGTTGGGGCTTCTGTGGCCTTGTACAACTCGTGCAACGCTCGGCCGCCATAGTTCACCAGATCCACCATCGGAACGTCCAGCAGGCTATCGGTGCTCTCGGTTGCCAGGTACTTCTGAATCGCATTGACCCCCAAACCGCCGCCGGGGACCAGCGACACCGCCTCCTGAATGAACCGGTTCTGTGCCGACGCCTTGGCCTTGTCGTACCCCTTGCCAAGCAACGCCGCCCAAGCCGCAGATACCAGCCCCGACATGGCGGAGCCAAACAACAGCACCAGCGCCGTCCGCGCGGCTTTCCCCCATGAGATTTCGCCCGCCGCCGCCCGCGCGTACGCCTGATAGATCATGTTCATGGCTTTGGCCGTGTCGCCGGTAAACGCCGTCATCATGCCGATCAGCGTGTTCTCTCGGGCGTCCAGTTGAATGTCGTTGGCGTACTCGATGGTCGCCGTGTTGGCTGTCCGCTCGAACGCTCGCATCGCCCGGCGCGCCGCCCACTTCTTTCGCTTCAGTTCCGGCCAGTCCTTCGGGGCCTTCTCCAAAAGCACCCGGTACGCCACCACCGCGCCGTGAGCGTCAAAGTAGTTGCTCACCGTGATTGCATCGAGCGTCTTCCGCCACGAACGCCACGCGCCCGCCGCGGATGCCGTCGCCGCGTCCTTGTCCAGCGTTGCCACCGCCTTGGCAATCCCCGCGAGGTTGCGAATCGTCGCCGTGCCAGCGTCCTTAAAAGCCGCGTCGGCGAAGTCATTGTTCAGGGTGTCGTAGAAGTTGCCCGCAGACCCGCCCGCCCACCGCTCACGCGCGGCCGGGGAATACTGCATCAGTTCCCGGTACGCCGCCACGCTCGGACGGAACGCCGTCGATGCAACGTCCTTCACGCCCAGTTCGTTGAGCATGCGCGACGCCGAGCCCACCGCGTTGCGGATCCAGGTGGGGAACCGCAGCTGAGTCTTTGCCCGTGCCCACATCGAGAGCATTTCACGCCACACCCGCCCGATGGGGCTGTAGGTCGTGCCGCCGCTCCACTCCGCGATTCGGCGCTTCAGCCGTTCGATCGTCTCGGCGCCGTACTTGGCCGTGATCCGCTGTACCGTCTCGGGGTGCAGCAGCGTCTGCATGAGCAGTTTGACCCGCTCCGCCTTGCCGATCGTCGTGGATGCCGACTTGCTCCGGGTCAGAATGTCCATGCCAAAGTCGCCAATCAGGATCGGCGTCTTGCTCGGGCCAAGCCGCTCCTGCATGTACCCGGCCTCTTCCATCGCCGCGATGTAGTTGCCACGCCACGATGTGGGCGTGCCACGCATCTCCGAAAACTCACGGTTGAGCTTGATACCCCAGTATCCGGGCACCTTCTCAAGAAACACACCCTTCAACCGCTTGTTCACGCTGCTCAACTTCTCGAAATAGTGCCGGTCGTATGCCGCCTTGAGTTCGTCCACCATGGCCCGCTGCGCCGGAGTCAACGCCTTGGCCACCGATGCCAGATCGTCCTCGGTGATGCTGATCGGGTCGCTGGTCCGCTGCGTGCCGAACTGGATCTTCTGGCCCTTCTGGATGCGGGCAATGAACCCCGTGTCTTCCGACGAGGCGTACAGGTACATCGCCTGCCCCAGCGTCATCGTCCGCACCTTGCCGCCGCTCTTCGCCTGGACGGTCTTTTGCAGGTTCTCGCCCAGCGAGCCCGACACCTCGGCCAGCATCCGCGACGAGCTTTCGTACCCGTGCTTCTGAACGATTTCGCCCATCAGGTCGCGGAACTGGTGATCGAGCTCCAAAGCGTCGTTCCGCCCCTTCTCCACCTCGCCGAACAACCGACGGAACGGGCCCGCCCGCACGCCGCCGTCCAGCATCTGCATCATCGAATCCCAGTTCGTCCGCCGGCGGAGTTGGCGGAGCAACCAACCGGTTTCGACGGTCTTCGTGCCGCTTCTGGGCAAGTCGGGCTGTGACTCCAGCGAGGTAATCATGCCTTCGCGGATTTCCTTCGCCGCGACCAGTTCGCCCTTGATCCGCACCATGTCCAAGTTCTTCTGCTGGAACCGTGCCGACAGGATCGCCCGCGCCGCGTTCTCAATGTCATCGAGCAACACCCGCAGATCCGCCGCCGTGACGCGCTCGGTGCTCGCGTTCGCCGTACCGCCCGCCGCAGTCGTGAGACTCCCGCCGCTGCCGAGGGTCCGCAGCCGCCGCTTGAGGGTCTGCAACTGCCCCACCGCCGCGTTCAGCTGCTCCCGAAGTTCCGGCTCCAGTTCCATCCGCGTGGATGCCGTGCCCGCCGCCTTCTCGGCCTGGCGGATCTGCTGCTTGGCCATGTGTTCGAGCAAGTCACGCTCGAGCTTGCCCGCTTCGATGCCCAAGCGTGCCAGCGTCTTCACATCCCGAACGGCCGTCAGGTACTTGCCCCGAAGCTCGCGCGGCATGTTCTCACGGATCAGCCGCACCAGTTCATCCCGGAGCCCCTGCTGCAATGCCGCCCGGTCCCGCTCGGCATCCCGAGCCGCGTCCACCTTGCCGCGCGTCTCGATCCGCCGCATGTCGGTCTGCCGCTTGCGCTCGGCCCTGATCTTCTCCCGCAGGGTGGCAATCTTCGCCGCGGCCTCCGCCCGGCCCGCCTGCTTGGTCTGCCGGATCGCCGCGGCGACCGCCTTGGCCCCCTGCGTCTGCATCTTCGTCATCAACTTGCCGGTGGCCCGCAGCCGTTCCTTCATGGCCGCGCGGCCTGAAATCTGTGCGTCTGGTCCGTCTTTGGTCATCTCGGCTACGAGCTTCGCGCGAGCCTGCTTTGCCTCCCGGAACGCCGCTACCCGCTCACTCAGTTCCTTCATCGCCGCGGCATGGGCATCGGTCACCTTGGCCGGGTCGTTGCCTGCGTCCTTCAGGAGTGCCCGAGCGGCGCGCATGATTCCCGCTCGCTCACCCTTCATCCACGGTTGGCGGGCGATTACCTCATCGACCATCTTCCCGAGCCGCACCTTGCCGACCTTGCCGCCGCTCTGGATCTGCTTGGCCGCCTTGTACGCTGCCGCGACCGCCGCCGTGAGAATCACCCGCTGGCGTGATGCCTTGACCGACGCGGGCCGCTGGTCGGCCTTGGCGGGCTTGGGTGCCTTCTCGGGCTTCGGGGTGGCTCGCACCTTGTCCGCCTGTGCCCGCAGTTCTGCCGCCTGCTGGCGTGCCGCCTCCGCCGCCTTGTACCGGCCTTCGGGGTCCGTGCCCGCCGCCGCGGTCGATTCCTCGCCCTTGGCAAGCCGCTCCAGCCGGGCCGCTTGTGCGTCCAGGTGTTCGGCTTCCACATCGCGGGCCGCGCGGGTCAGGGCTTCTTCCGTCGGTTCCTTGCCCGCCGCCTCGATGATCTGGTTGGTGATTGCTTCCGCCGCCTTACGAGCACGGAGGGGCACCGGGCCGACCTTGCCCGCGATCTGGAGCACCGCCTGCGCGACCTTCACGCCGCTACGGACGACGAGAGCCGCCGCCCAGCGTCCGATCTGGTACGCATTCTCGGCTTGGTCGATGGGGTCGATGCCGCTGCTCATCTTGCCCTTGTTCATTGCGGCCTTGGTGCGGAGTTTGGCGCGGGCGTCCTTTTCGGTGGCGTCGGCCCATGCGGCGATCTTCTCCGTCACGGTTCCGCTCACGCCCTCGACCTTGGCGGATTCCATCGGGGCCACGCGGCGTCGAATCGCCTCTTCGATCATGGGCATGAGCTTGGCAAACTCCGCCTTGCTCCACCACGCGGGCGCGGATTCGTAGTACGCCGCCGTTTCGTGCGACGCGCCCGACTTCCCCCGCTTGGTCGCCACATACTGCTCGAACAGACGCGCCCAGATTTCGCGGGGCTCTCGCCAGTACGAAGTCAGCTTGAACTGCTGCGCCTTCAACTGGTTCTTTTCGTCCGCGTCCTCGATCTTGGAAGCGTTCTTCTTGGCAATCTTCGAGGCCATCCACGGATCGCTCATTGTTTGAGCGGCCTTTGCCATCAGTTCCTTGTCGGGCTTCAACTCTTCTGCGATGCTGTAGTTGCGGGAGTTCTCCGACAGCGAGCTGATCTTGCCGCCGCCCAGTACCTTGCCCTGACGATTGCGGGCGGTTGCCTCCACACCGAGAGCCTTGCCGCCCTCGTAGTCCATCCAGTGGCCCATCTCGTGAGCCAACGCCTTGGTTTCAAACGGGCCGATGACGGTGCCGTATGACACGGACCTGTCCGTGGGGTGGTACAGGCCGGACGCATTGCCCTCCATGAATGGGTACTTGCCGCGCGTGTGAACGATGGTCAGGCCAGTGTGCCGCATCACGTCCGCGAGCGGCCCAACTGCCTCTTCGATTTCCGCAACGGCGGCACCCATCGCCTTCACTTCTTCCGGGGTGATCGTTGTGCCATCCTGCCGCTTGACCTTCACGCCACGCTCTTTCAGCATGGTGGTATCGACCGCAGCGGTGATGTTGCCGAAGCTGGTGTTGCGCCCCTTGTCGTACCTGGCCCGTGCTGTAACCGCCTTCTTGAACTCGGGGTTTGCGTCCACGATTGCAGCCGGAACCTTCTCGCCAGTGCTGATTGCCTTCTTGACGGTGGCGACGTACTGCTGCCGAATGTCGTCCCACTGCGACGAATCCAGATCGCTCTCGTGCTTCTTCATCGACTCGTAGCGGGCTTCCCACACGGGGATAGACACCTCCAACTGCCGACGACGCTTCGAGGGAATCCGGGTCTTCAGTTCTTCCTTGCCGCGTTCGATGGCCTTGTAATACTGAAGCAGCAAGCTCTTGATGCCGCTCCGCATGAACTCGGGCTGCGTCTTCTCCCAAGCCTTCTTCGGTGCTGGCGGAGTGTCGGACGGTGCCGCCGCTTCCACCTTCGCCGCCTCCGCGCCGGTCGCGGGTGCGGCCTCATCCGCACGGCTCAGCATCGCGTCATCCGCCGAATACAGCCCCTTGGTGTTGTCGCGGCTCTTTGGTCCGCTCAAGGTGTAGTTTCGCAGGTACGGCGGTTCTGTTTCCGTCGAACCAGAATCGACGCCTTCAAACGCCGCGTTCAACTTCGCCGACCGAATCCGCTCCGCCTCCACCTCGTTCCGCGTTGCCCGAGTCTGCACCTCGGTGACAGTGAACACCTCCGCACCGTTCCGAATGCGAACCTTGTCGCCGACCTTGAACCGCTCGATGGGGTTGCGCTGTGTGTCTCCGGGTGTGGCCTCTGCCTTCTTCGGCTTGGCTGATTCGATTCGCTGCTTGCCCGCCTTCGTCTTGGTGTACGCCCCGGTTCGACCGCTCGCGGGTTCAAGCCAGCCGCGCTTGATCGCCGCCGCCCGGATCGCGTCGAGTGCCGACTGGGCCGTGCCGTCGTTGGATTTACCGCCGTCCTTTGAGTTGGTGTCCCAACCCTTGGGGTCGGTGATCTTCCACACGACGTATTTGTTGGCGTACATGCCCATCTCGTATCGCTCGACCGTCAGGCCCCATTCCGCAGCCGCCGCGGTCACGGTCGCCGGCACCGGCTTGGCCATCTCGGCATCGACGGCCTTGCGTGCCGCTTCGCTCTCGGCCTCCTGCTTGGCCGCGCGTACACGCTCCGCTTCGGCACGTTCGCGGGCCTTGCCGCCTTTGAGCAGCCGGTGGGGTGTGGCTGTCACCGCATTCTTTGCTCCATCGGGGATGATGTAGACGTAGCCGCCCGGCAGGCCCGTCTTGGTCACTTCGCCCGAGAACATGCCGCCGCCTGGCGTCAATGCCTCGATGTGATCGCCCTCGTACATCTCGCCATCGTCGGGTGTGGCCGTACTCTTGGGGGATGGAGCCGGTGTCTCTGGCCCCATGTCGATCGCACTGGCCAGAATGCCCTTAGCCCCGGCGTAGAAGTTGCCCTTTGCGGCAGTCTGTCCGCCCTTGCTTGGCTTTGACAACTTCGGGTAATCCTTGAGTACCCGCTCGTCCACCTCTTCGCCGCGAGCAATCGCACCGCGCACCGCGTCCTCGTGGAAGTTCTCGTAATCCGCGTTTGGGCTTGCCGCAGTGCCTGAGTTTTCATTCTGGCCGAGATACCGCCGATTGGCCCGCTGCATGGCCACCCATTCGGCCCGCGTCACTTCGTCCGGCGCGTACCCCTTGGCCTCAAACTCATCGAGGTTCATGCTTCCGGCAATAGTGTCGGTCTGTTCGTTCTTGCGTGCGCCGGACTTCACAGCCTCCGCGTTCTTTGTGGCGGAATCCTTCGCCCTCTTCGCCGCCACCATCTCACGCAGCTTCTTGACCGTCCCAACGATTCCGCCCACCCGCTTTACCATCTTCTCGTTGGTAGTGTGGTAATCTGCTGTTCTCGGGTCCGCGTTCGCCTCGCGCACCACCAACACCGGGCTGGTAGTCTGCACTTCCCATTCCTTGGTTCCGAACTCGCCGTCGCTGGCAAACTTGACCAGAACACGGTCGCCCTTTGCAAGCGGCTTGTTCTTCTTCTCGCCCAACTCGGCCAGCAACGCGGCCCGGTCCATGCTGGCCACGGGGGTCAGTTCACTCTTGGGTGTGCGCACCCGTTCAAGTGTGTTTCTTTCACCAACCCGGTATCCTGGCCAAATGTGAACCGCGCCGCCCAGCAGTCGATCCCACGCAAAGACCTGCGGATTGGTCAGCGATTCATTCTCGCCGTCAATCTGCGGAGCCTCAATTACTGCCTGTCCCAGCACCTTGTCCGCGTCATCGACAATCTGCACAACGCTATGAACCCGCCCTGTTTCATTGGCCAGTTTCGCAGCCAGTTCCAATGGCTGGCGTGTCTGCTGTGCCGAAAACGGAACTCCGGTTTTTGTTCCGGCTGTCCTCGGTGGCGCCTTCCCGCCATTCACCCATTGAATCATCAAGCCGCGCAACTGCTGCTTCATGTCGCCAGCGTTCTCGAACATCTGCAAATGCGGGCGCACTCGCTCCGAAATGATTGCCATTCCCTTCCGGGAATCGGTGGCAGCAGATCCTTCGAGGGCCGGTTCACTCTTAGGTGAACTATCCGGTTTTGCCGGAGGGTTCGCAAGGTCGGGGTAGTCGGCGAGGACGGACGCGGGGACGGGCTTGCCTTCGGAGAGGGCACGGCCAACCGATACGCTGTGTGCGTACGCGCTGTAGTTCCGCGACAACTCCCGAGCCTTGGCGTCCGCATCCACCGCCGCAGAGGCGCGACGATCTTGCAGCGTTGGCACCGTCAGCACCACGCCGTTCGGCGTCGATCGCACCAAGTTCCCAGCGGCTTTCATTGCCGCGTCACGGGCCTTGTTTGCAGCGGCCACCTGCTTGGCACCGTCCGCACTGAACTCCGCCCGCGTCATCTCCCAAGGCTCTCTCGTGCCGCCCCCACTCTCCCGCTCGGACGACTGAGCCCCAATCACGGGGGCCGATGTGCTGGTCTGTGCAGCTACGGGGGTGGGGGTGGGGGTCTTTGTGGCCGGGGCGTCAGTGATGAACACCTCCGACAGTGATCCGCCGCGAACCACCGTTCGGACTCGCACGCCGTTGCGAACGCTGACGGCCTTGTAGTCGTTGGGGGTCTTGGCCCATTCCGCTTTCGTCATCCGCACCGCGCCCGTCGCGTCGATGTTCACCAGCGGCGCAGCCTTGCGTTCGTCGCTCTCCCGCTTCCTGCTCGCCTCGATGGCCTTCTCGCGGGTGTCCTTGCGTGCCTGCTCCTTGGCAATCTGAACGGGGTCGTTCCGGTCGGCCTTGGCTCGCAGGTCCGATGCACGGGCCTTGAGTTCCTTGGCCTTGCGAATGTCGTTCAGTGAACCTTCGATGGCTTGATTGGTCTTCTTTTGCAGCCCAGAACGAACGCGACCACTCCCGCCAGTGACCGCAGCACCGGGGGCATTGTCAAACCGTCGGCTCGCCTTGTTGGAAAGTGCGTCGGCCCGTGCGTCCAGTTCCGCCGCCTGTGCCCGCAGGCTTTCGGCGTAGGTCGCTGGCTTCGCCACCTTCTTCCCGGCGTCGGGAACTTCGGGGGTGACTTCGGGGGTGACTTCGGGGGCATACGCCTCCCCAATCGCATCCGCCGCGGCACGATCCAACGGGGCCACCTGCCGCCCAATCGTCGCGTCCTGCTCGGCCTGCATCTGCCGCGCCTGCGAGGATGCACGCGAAGCCTGACGCCGCGCGAGCATCTTCCGGCGAAGGTTGGACATGCCGTCGGGGGACAATTGGCGACCACGGCTCACCGCTTCCGGTTCTTCCATCGTGGCAAGATCGGGGGCCGCTTCTTCAACTCCGGGCACTGGTGGGGCTACCTGTCCCGTCGCACCAGGCATAACCGCCGCGTCCGCCTTCTCCGCCGCAACCTGCTCCGGGCCGCTCAGTTCGTCCCAAAGACGCTCGATGTACGCATTGGCCGCGTCATCGTCCCGCGTGGCCTGCTGATTCCAGTCGGCCCGCAGATCGTCCAGCAAAGGCGCGGACGGGTCGGGACCATCGGGCACCGTTGGCGCCTGCGCTGGCGGCGTGGGCCGCTGCTGTACCTTCCGCCTCTGGCCGTAGGCATCCGTCGCCACCGCAACGCCACCGCCTGCTCCACCCATCAGACCGCCGACGACAGCCTCCGCAGCCTTGCCGGTTGCGTACTGGCCCACCGCATCATCGGGCAACTGGCCGCGAATCGGCTGGGCCGCGAGTCCGCCAACGTCCTGAATCACGCTCTGGCTCGGTTCGGTCAAGCCCTCTTCCAGCATCGACCGCCCGACCGTTCCGACGCCGCGGCGAATCGTGCCGCCCAGCGTGTTGGTGCCCACCTTGGCAACCGCACCTTCGGCACCCGTCAGCGAATCGAGCAACGCCGCCGGCACTGCTGCCGTGCCCGAGACACCGAACGCACGGGCCAACGCTTCCCGCTGATCCATCGCCGGGTTCGCTTCCATGATTCGGTTGGCCGTTTCCGCCATGCCGCTGGCCCATTGGCTGAGCATGTTCGGAGCAAACGCACCCGCCGCGGCACCTGCAGGTCCACCGATTGCACCGCCGACCAATCCGCCGCCCATGCTCGCGCCCATGTCGATCATCGTGCCGCCTGCCGCTCGGGCGATGCCTGCCCCGGAGAATGGGGACGGAGTGCCGCCCATCGCTGCGTCATACGCCGCCACTGGTGCGTTGCCGATGGTCCGCAGAACGTCCGCCCGCTCGCCGAGAGCACCGGACACCGCGTTGAGCATGGGGGAACGCGGGGGTGCCGCCAACGAGTCCACCGCTTGGTTCGCCAGATTGCCGCCCGCACCCTGCAGGCCCGGCGACACCATGTCGAGCGTGTTGCCGACTGCAGGCAGCACCGCAGCTGCAGGATCGTTCGACGCCTCGAAGCCGCCGCGTACCAGGGTGAGCACATCCGCCGCCGCAATCGGGATCCGCTGGGCGAGGCCAATGCCGAAGTTCTCGAGCATCCCCTGCCGCGGGCCCGGAGCCTGCACGGCGGGACGATCAAACGCGCCGGCCCCTGTCGGCTGCTGGTATCCACTCACGGATCCGGCGAGCATTCCGGGCGATTGGGCGGTCTGGGCGGTCGATGCAGCCATCGCCGCACGCCGCGCCTCGATCCGTGAACGCAGCGACGGCGCTGGGGCCGCAGTCTGTGCCATCGCCGCGCGGCGTGCTTCGATGCGGTCACGCAGGGTCTGGGTCGTTCCTACTTGGCTCATGTATCACCTCTGGGCGTCGATCGCTTCAATCTGTTCGGTCGTCATGCCGCGGGCCAGCATCTCGTCAATCTCGGCGTCGGTCAGCTTGCCGGGGCCTGTAGCCTCCGCGGGGGCCTGCTGCTCGGGTGCCTGCTCTTCCGGCTCTTCCACTTGCCACCCAGCCAGAGACGCCGCACGCCGTGCCCTGCTGTCCAGTCGCCGGGCGTAATCCTCTGGCGGTTCGTCGGCACCAAACCATGACGTTTTCCGCGCCGCCTCCATGTCCTTCGCCACATCTCGGAACTGGTCGGCAATTGGATTGCCCTTGGCCCACGGCAGTTTGCGGCCTTCGCCCTTGGGAACTTCGATTTCCATTGCGGACCCGTCCGAGCCCTTCATGGTCACTTTCGTTGAGGTTCCACCAAACGCCTTGTCTTCCCCGCTGCCGGTGGCTCGCCGCTCGTTCACGATGCGACCGCTCTGCACGCGGTCCCTTGCCATTGCGTCCACTTCTTTGTCGGTGACGTTCTTCCCATACTTGGGCCGCATGATTGTGAACTGCTGCTGCACCAGCGATTCAAACGCCGGGTCGGACGGATCGACGCCGCCCATTAGCCCCGTCTTCTTTCCCGGCGCGTACTTGCCCAATCCCTCCGCCTGCTCGTACTTCTTCTGGCCAAGGTCGTTGATCGTCGCGCGGTCGAACCCTTCCACCAGTTGGCCAAGCTGCGCCTCTTCCGGGCTCGCGGGTCCATCGACCGCGCCCGTTACCGTCGCCGGCGTCAGCGCCGCACGCAGTTGTCCCTCTCGCTGCAAGTCCATCAGTTTGCCAATCAAGCGGCTCGGGTCGTTGGAACTCTCCGCCTCCATGACCAGTGCCTGCATCTCGGGATCGGCAAGCTGCTTTGCGCTGAGCTTCTTTCCGAGGACCATCTGCAAGATGCCTTCAAACTGCCGCCGCCGCGTAGTGCTCCGCAGCACATCGAAGAGTTTGGATTGCTGGCTGTAGTGCCCGTTTTCGACTGTGTTGGCCATCGGGTCCGCAAATGACGGCGAGCCCTCGGGAACCAGCATGGAATCCGGCTGCTTCGACCTAAGCAGTTGCCGGTTCAGGTTGCGGTACATCTCGCCCTCGGCCTGTGCCTGCGCTTCCGCCTCCGCCTGCCGCTTCTGGGCAAGCGCTAGGTGTTCATCCCTCAGACCAAGATCCCGCATCTGGGCCATCTGGTTCCACATGTCGTTGTCGGTGGACCGCTGGAAGTCCTGCTGCCACCGATCGGCCTGGGCCGTCTGCTGGGCCTGCCGATTGGCGAACTCCTGCTGCTGGAACTCGAAGTTCCGCGCGTCCCGCCGTGCCGCCTCATCCTGCATGGCGTAACGGTTCTGGAAGTCCGCCCGGCGTTCGGCAATGCCGGTGCCGAGTTGCATCCCTTGGAGCCAGTTCTGTGCAAAAGAGTTGGGGTCGATCCGTGTCATGTGTTAGGCTCCGCCGATCACCACGTACCCAACCCGCACCGCCGCCGATGCCGTCGCCGGGTTCATCACGGCCACCTTGACGATCTTGCCCGCGACCGTGCCCGCATCGCTCCAAAGCGTCGGATACCCGGCGTTGTCGGTGTACTCGTCCGCCACCGTGGCATTGACCAACAGCGCGTCCTCGCTCAAAGAGAACACATCGTGGCATCCGGCCTTGAGCGTCCGCCACCGCGGGGTATCGCTCAGGCTCGACGCCGGGGCGGTCCCGATACCAATGTCGATGTTGCCGCTCTGGTCAGGGAGCCAGATCCGCACATTCGAGAAGTCGGGCCTGTCGGCGTCGTAGGCCCAGATCGTGAACATCTCGCCGACCGCCAATGTGACCAGTGTTGGCCGCACGAGCAGCTTGGGCGTCACCGTCACCGCCTTGACCGGCGTGATGAGTGAGCCCCATGTGACGGGCGACTGTCCGGTTTCCTCGAAGGATCCGGCGCTGAAGATGCGAAGTGTGCCTGCTGCCATGTCTGTGACTCCTTATCGGTCGCCGTAGCCGCTGGGTGATGTGGGCCAACCGCCCGCGGGCCTCTGGTTTGGGTCGTATGCCGGCGGGTTGTTCGTGGTCGTCGCCGCTGGCCGCGAGAAGTTCGCAGATTGGCCCATCATGTTTCCGCCAAACGCGCCAAGAGCGTTGCCCCATGTGGCACCCGCCGCGGCGCTCGGGCTCGCCCCACTGAAATACTGCTGCGTGCTTCGAGCCAGCCACGGGTTCATCTGTGCCGAGCTTGCAACCTGTGCCCTGAAGTCCGCTTCGCCCCGCTGGTTCATCGCTACCCGGTCCTGAGACGCGAGGTTGAGCCCCATCCGCCCGCTGCTGCGTGCCTGGTCGAGATTGAGCGTGTTCCCCGCAAGGCTGGTCATCAGGCCAATCTGCCGATCGCCAAGGCTCCCAAGTGCCCCCTGCCGCCCCTGCTCCAGCTGCCGAGCGTTGCCGCCCAACTGCTGGCCGAGCACCGACGATGCCCCGAGGCCGCGCGACATGAGCCGAGCCTCAGTGAGCCGGTTCGTGCTCTGGAGCGTGTTGGCAAAGTCGGCGTTGATCCGGTCGCGTTCGCCCTTGCCGAAGTTGCGGGCCTGCCCCTCGATGGCGCGGGCCGACTGCATGAGCCGCCCCGAATCCGCATCGAAGCGGTTCAGGTTGGCCGCACCTTCAGCCTTCGCCTGCTCGGTCAACGCGGCGTACCGCGATGCCGCACCCGGCCCAAGGTTGCGGAACTCGCCAAGGTCCAGAGCGTCGGCGGGGATTGATGCCGCTTCGTTCTGAAGCTGTGCCGTCAGTTCCTTCTGCTGCTTCAGCAATGCGCCAATGTCCACCCCGTCCGCTGCGGCCCGCTTCTTGTCCCAGTCCGCCGGAACAAGCCGGAGTTTGTCGGACGGGTAGTAGCCGGCCGCCTTGCTTGGATCTTTCCCGCCCTTCACCACTCGCTCAGGCTTCCCGTACTTGTCAAGATTCGCCTGAATCTGCTTCAGCTGCTCGTTGAGCGCGGTTGTTCGCTTGGTCGCGTCCGGGTCGCGGAACAGCTGGCGGTACTGGTCCTGCCCCAGCGTGGCACGCAGGTACTTCTCGGCCTCGTCTGGACCAAGCATCTGGGCAAGGTATCGCGCCTGCCCTTGATTGAGGTTCTTCTGGTCGAAAAGGCGGTTTTCCTTTTCCGCCCGCAACGCAGCTGCTGCCGAAGCCTTGGAGGCATTCGACGACACACCAGCGCCAACCAGTGACGCGCCCGCTCCGATTACTGATGCCCACGCCATCGTTTATGCTCCTTCCAACGCCGCCGTCGCGGGGAGCATCGACGCTGCCCACGGGTCGTTCGGCTGAATGATGAGTGCTTCAATCTTTGCCAAATCTGTTTCTTCGGTCGCGTGGAAGGTCAGCCAAACAATGTCCTCTTCCACGACAAGCACCCGCTGCGTTCCCGGCCTAGTCACGCCAAAGTACGGAGCCTCGATCCTGCGCCACTCCCCTTGGTCATCTCGCACATTGGCCACGCCTTCCAGTATCACAAACGGGTGTTCTGTTTTGTGAATCTTGGATACCACGACCTCCCCAGCGAATGCCCGGCCGGTTCGGGTATACAAGCCCGGCGTGAACGTGTGCGTGACATTCTCCTGCTGGAACGGCGTTGGCGACAACGCCCGGCACAGCTCATTCAGCCTTTCGTTCGCGGGGAAGACCGGCTGCGCCGCCGCATGGGCCGCGAGCGTGTTGGGCGGGGATTGTGTCGCCAGTTCGGGCATGGTGGATTCTCTGGACGCTTCCCGCACTTTGCCCGCAAAACATGGACGCCCATGCAAAAACTACCACTAGTGCTAGGTGTTCAGGTCCATGTGACCGGCTCATCAGTGGGTGAATGGGCTTGGCCAACGATCGACGCGCGGATGTACCGGCTCTGGGCACCGGCGCCCGCGTCAATGTCGAGCACCACGGAACCTGCCGCCCCGGTAATGTACCGATACGCCATGTTGGCTGTGATTTCCTGCAACTGGGCACCTGTCACCAGCGTGATGGTCTGCGAGCCTGCCGGCGCTCCCGTCGCCGTCGATGACACCCACACCTCAAGCACATAGAGCCCCGAACACTCGGCCCCGTCTCGGTTGATGACTTGGAAGGTTGCCCGCCGCACATTCGACGCCTCGGCGCCCACCGACACCCGCACCTCCAGCGGTGGCATCCCGATCAGCCGCGCGGCATCGCGGACCCACCGGAACAGATCCTGCATCGTCCGCGTCACTTCGGCCCGGATGACCTTGGGGATAATGTTGGTGTACGGCATTGGGTCAGTCCTCCATCAGCGCGGCAAGGGGCGTCTGCTTCTCCCGGTCGTACCAGGTGCCCGCATAGTGGTGGTTCCCCATCGCGTGATCCGGCCAGTTCGTGACCTTCTTGTGGTCGAATGGGGCGGGGAGCGGGTTGAAGAGCTGCCACGGAAACACCACGCAATCCGGGTGGCCGTGGATCTGGGAGGCGAGGTAGTACGGCCCGGTCGTCTCCAGAATGCCCTTCCATTCCTTCTTCGGGGGCCTCTGCTCGTACCGGGACCGCGGCACGAGCTTCTTGCCCACGAGGCGGTATCGCAGCCGGTTCCATGCCCCTCGCCACCCGTGAATCGGGATCAGCCGCGGAGCCACGCCCCGCCACATGTTCCGCACCGCTGACCACATCGCCGGGTGATTGGTCTCGGCGCCGAACAGGTAGTTCCCGCAGCACGGCCCCCACTCGTCGGCGTTGAACAGTTGCACGCCTTGCAACAGTTGGTCGATGTTCTCAAACGGCTCAAAGTCCAGATCGGAGTAGACCCCGCCCAGCTGCGCCACCAGTTCATACCGCAGAATGTCAGATCGTGCCGCCCACGCTGCACGCTCGCCAAACCACCGATCCGCGTAGTGGTAGACGTACCGATTGATGATCGGGGGGTGTGGCCGCACATCGTCCCACGGATGCCCCACCGCTTCCATGTGGGCCTCGGGCCGATCGGTCCAGAGGATCATCCGCCAATCAGGATGCAGACGCCGCCATGCCGCGGCATAACCGCACAGGTGAGGCGGGATTGCTCGCGGCCCGAGCCAAATCTGGTGGAGTACCTTGGGGATCATTGTTCCGCACCGCCGCCCCATTCCTCGTTGCCGCTGATGACGCTGCCGCCAAGCACGCCGGAGCCAGGCGAACCGCCCGTAGGCAACGACCCGAGGCCGGGGCCGCTGATGGCCGAACCGCTTCCGGCGCCGCCCGACGATGACCCGGCCGGGACTCCGCACGGTGTGCCAACCGCCAACGCCGCCCTCCATCCCGCGCGGCTAATGCTCCTGCCCGTGTAGGTGATGGCGTCCAGACCCTCGAATACAAATGATTCGCCCGCCGTGGCATTGCGAAGCTGCACCGCCAGAGCGGGGCCGCGCTGCCGCACCAGTGTCCGGTTCGGCGTGCTGGTGAGTGTGTAGGCACCAAGGCTCCACCGCTCGGACGTTGAGTACGCCGCCTCGGGCGTCTTGCCGCCGTAGATGGTCATGGTCGCGTTGCCGCTACTGCTGCCCAGCAGGGGGATCACCGAATCCAGAATCGTGTCGTTGTGAAACGGCTCCTCATCGACAAGGCTCAGGGTCAGATAGGCGTCGATGGCGGTCGTCCCGTAGTCGCTGGGCGTGTCCGAGTCGTTGAACTGAACAATGTACCCGTTGTCGGTTCCGAACACCGGGCGGCCCCTCCAGACCGTTCCACAGGTCGGGGCAAAGTTGTACCGCTCGGGGAAGAACCCACCGTTCCCACCCTGGTACTGCCCAATCCTCTCGTCGTAGTAGAGGTGGGTCGCCGTGCCTGTGTCTGGCGTGATGCACACATGCAGGCCATGCCGGGCCGGATCCCGCACCAGCGTGACGGTGTAATCCTCGCGGCTCTGGCGTGCGAACTGGATCAGGCCCGCCAGAGTCTCCCGGCTCACCGACACAGGAGACGCCGCGGCGTTGATAATGAACAGTCCTTCGGGGGCATGTACCGCCGTGACACCCTCGGCAATCGTCGTGATCGCATTGGGGCCGCTGCACCCAACGCTCGTCGTCAGGGGCGACACTTCAGCGCCGCCGTCGGCAGGATCGCCGAGCAGTGCGTACAGGCTGTTCCGACACCCGATGATGAGCGTGTTGTTGACCGCGACAGAAAGAGCAATGATCGCGTCCCCAACCTGCTGGTTGCGTCCCACGCCGATCGCCACCGCCCGGCCCTCGGCCAGCTCGCCGGTGTCCCATGCCATCGCATCGCTCAACGCGGACCCGTACAACACGTTCGATTGGTCTTGGATGCCAGCGAGCCAGATGCGACCACGGTACTGGCAGGCAATCGTCGCCGTGGTGGTTCCAGTTCCAGTGCTGCCCGGCAGCGACCCCGACGTAGGAGCCCACGCTACCACGGTCTTCGCCGAGGCGTTGATGACCACCGCCTTACCGCCGCCGACGCCGTAAACGAGGCCATCGAGAACCGCCAGCGACACCGGCGCCGTCGATGGGAACGCCCTAGACCCGATCAACTGCGTCCGCTCACCGTCCGCGCCGCTCGCCCACACATCGCCGCCGGCTACTTGAATCAGCACGTCTTCGACCGTGACGGACGCCAGACCCACCTCGGCCACGGTCGCCGCGAGCACCACCGCACCGTCGATGCTGGAGACAAAGCCCCAATGCTTGTACCTGTTCAGATCAGTCGTTGCATAAGACACTTCCACCTCGGCCCCGCTGGTCTTGACCACGCTGCAAGTGATGGTTTCGGCGGTCAGCCGCACCTTGAGCGTGAACGTCTCGCCCGAAGCTATCCCGTGCGCTTCGGTGTCCAGTGCCGCGGCGACCACCCCGAAAGTGATCTTGCGGATGATGACATTGGAACCCTCGATGCCGCATTCGTACCCGGTGCGACCGTCAAACGATCCACGCACGAACACCTTCACGTTGTGCGTGTAGTTCGCGCACTGTGCCTGCACCTCTGCCGACGAGGGAAGCGGGATGGATGGCCCGGTGAAAATGTCCAGGTTGGGGTTCCACAGATCGCGCGTGGTGCCGCTGTGCGTCAGAACGCCCGAAGTCGTGTCCCGTGCCCATGCCATTCGCTACCACCCTTCCATGCAAGCCGTGTACCGCCCCCGCGCGTCCGCCTCGCACACCTCCCGCTGAAGTGAAGCGGCGTCCGGATACCTGACGGCACACCGCGTTAGATCGTGCTGGTAGTCGTTGAAGCACACGGATGGCGTGACAATCGGCTTTTGCCAAATGCTCCAGCGTTCCGGCACCAGAATCAGCATCATGAGTAGGAATCCGATCATGGGTGTGACGGCCTCCCTGATTGCTCCAGCAGGCCGCGGATGTATCCAAGCTGGCCCGCAATCTCGCCAAGGGCCTTGTTCAGATCGGTCTTGAGTTCTGCCGCCTGGGTGAGTGCCGAGCGTGCGTCCGCCGCGGCAGCCTTGGCCTCGCGTGCAGCGTCAGCCACCGCGCCCTGAATGGACTGAACGTAGAGGGCCCCACTCACCACGCAGGAGATAATGAGAGCGAGAACCTTGCCCCACTCACCGGCGCTCATGCGGGCCGTGATGGGAGTATCGGGGCCGATGCTGGTGTTGCTCTGTAGGGTGGTCATGCCTTCGCTTTCTTCTGGAACGTGGCCTTGATCTTGTCAACATGCTTGCGAACCCAGAGCTTGGTCTGCTCGGCGTTCGCCTTGTCCTTGAAATCTGGAACGAATGGCTTAATCGCCTCCACCGTCCGCACCACATCCGTGGCCACCTTGCGTTCAGCAATGATGCACCACGCCGCGTACCCAGCCGCGATGATGGCGCCGCCAATGGCAATCCACGCTCGGTATTGGAGGATCCACATGCCCGCCGCACATACCGCGACGATTGCAAGCCCGGTCAGCACGCCCTGCCACGAACGCAGCCACACCCCGCACACCACAGCCAGGCCGAGCCCGGCCACGCTTGCGCCGATCAAAAGAGTGTTCAGTGTGCCGTTCGCCTTGTCCTCAAGCCGTGCAATCTCCCGGTTGGCGTTGGCCAGTTCCGTGTTGATCTTGGCCGACGATTTCTCTTCCTTGGCCAGCTTGTCGATCAGGCTCAGCACCGTGGCATGTACCTGGCGGAGTTCTTCGACCGCCGCGGCAATCTCTCCGGTCTGCTTTGCCACCTCGGGCACCGCCGCGGCAATCTCCGTGTTGGCCTCTTCGATCTGATTCGTGGACCCACGCAAACGGGCTTCTGCCTGCTTCGCGTCAATCGTGGCTCCGGCAAGCGACGACGCAGAGGCACCTACCGCCCGCCGGGGCACGCCGCACCCGCCGATGATGCTCAATGCCGCAAGCACAAAGACAGCGAAAGCTACCCAGAAGATTGTCCCATAGCCGAGGTTTGCAAGAGTGTGTTTGGTTGCCTTGCTCATGTGTCACACCTGTAAGGGGCCAATGCCATCAGAACCTGCCCGCGTGCATTGATTGCCACCGCGTAGCAGCCAAATCCGCTATCCGTCGTCGCGTAGGTGTTCAGGTTCACATCGTCCGTCAGATCGAACGACCGCACCACGAGCCCGGTGTTCATGTCGAGTTCGATCATCTCGGCCTTGGTTGCGCTGGGCGTGCCGTTGTTGTCCCACCCGTTGCACCGATTGAAGCCAAACACGGGGTTCCCGCTGGTGGGGTCCACTGCGATGGCGTGCTGCTGCACGAGCCCCTTCAGGTCATGGTCCCAAAGGAGCGTCCCGTCGTCGGCCCGCAGGGCGTAGACGTTCGACACCGCGTTGGTTGGGCTTGGCCTTCGACCCCCGACGTACACCTGCCCAGACCGCTCATCCAACGCAAGGGCATAGACGCTCGGAGCGTCCGAATCGTCGCTGGGCTCCCGCGATCCACCCACGATCTGCGGAATGTCGTTGCGGTAGGTCGTGCCGTTCCATGTGTAGGCCCGGCGATAGCTCTGCGTATCCACTTCCCACCCGGACCCGTCGATGCCGTAGCCCGCGGTGCCAGGAGCGATGTACGCACCCGCCCACGTTCCCGCAACGACGTTGGTCCACAGGGTGCTCAGATCCGCCTTGCAGACGGTGATGTACGGACCCAACGCCCCGTCCGGCCGGTGGCTCGCGTTGATGAGTGGTGAGTACCCAAACCCCTGATTGGTGCGGCCCGCGTAGAAGTTGCCCAGCGAATCGACCGCGAAGCTGTAGGAGATGCAGCCGCGGGGGCGGGTTTTGCTGTACTCGCTGAACCGGAACGTCTGGTGAAGCTCATAGGCCCCGTCGCCGCTCTGCGTGCCCTGCGGCATACTCATCGGCCCGCTGGTGAAGGTATCCGACGCCACCGAGTAGAACACCACGCCCGAACGCACGAACTGCCCAAACGCTTCCGCCGGCGTGCTTGAGTCGGCTACCACCGGACCCGTTACCACCGATGAACCAGTGAACAGGACCGCAAGGTACTTGAATCCCCCGATGGTCACGGTGTCAAGGCCCTGAATCTCGTCGGCCCAAGTCAGCTTGATCCGCTGGCGGTACGTCAGGTCGTCGGCATCGAAGACATAGATGTACGTCCCGACCGCCACGAACAGGGCGCCGAATGCACATTTGAACTGATTCGCGTAGAGGTTGATCTGCCCTGACGCTGGGAGCGGCGTCGAGTACCCCGGATCCGCGTCCACGGCGTACCCCTGGTGCGTGACCGTGTTGGTGTCCGCGTCCACTCGGTTGATGCCGACCACGTACACATCCTGCGTGGTCAGGGTCACATTCTTGGTGACTGTGCCGAAGAACCCGACGTTCACGTTGTCAGGATCCCAGCACGCAAAGAACCCGCCGGGTCCGCCGTAGCCCGTCGGAGGGTCGGCAATGGCCGGATCGCGGCGAGTGTCATTGAACGCCGCCCGCACCGACCAATCCGGGTCCAGAATCAACGCCTGACCCCGGAACAGCCCCGCCGCCACGCTGGAGCCTGATTCGACCAATCGCGCTGGTCCGACCGACTGAGACACCGACTTGGGCACCGAAATCAGCGCCTGCACGCCGTTCCCGTTGCCGATCTGGGTGTCAAACACCTTGTCCGCTGCTGGCCGCTTCGAGAACCGGCGCCGACCTGAGCCCACATCACGCGGGCGCATGTTCAGCATGGCACCCGGCGGGCACGCATCCCCCGGCTGCTCTACAAACGGCTGAGTGTCGGTAACACCCCGCCACGGCGGTTGAAGTCGTTTCGGGTTGGGCATGGGATAGCCACGGGCAGACTGCCGTCAAACGATTAAGCGCGAGCGGTGAGCAGTTCGAGGCCAGCGTGACGGCGGTAGCGGATCACCGTGCTCATTACCTCGAGGGCAAGAGCGGTGCCGACTGCCTCCTGCGGGGCGACCACGAACTGGATCGTTTCCAGGGGAACCAATGCAGTCTTCTGTGCCGCTGACATGCCGCCGTAAATGTCGAAGGTGTACCAAGCGAACCCGTCCGTCGCCGCTTCGGCGTAGTCAACGGCGCCGACGGTGTTGGACACCACGGCAGCGAGGGCACTGATTGCCGCTTCGCCAACCGAGTGGAAAGATGCGGTTGCCGTCAGAGCAAGGTCGGCGTTTGCCGTTGCCGAACCAGTCGTGTCTCGCAGACGAGCCTTGATGAGCAGCTGCAGGATGGGGGTTGCACCCTGCCCGACGGTCTGGCTCTTGAACTGGCCCGGCAGGGTCCAGTCGAGGCGAATGGTGTCGGTCTGGTCGGCGGTGGCGTTCCACAAAAGCACGTTCAACACGCCGGTCGAGGTGACGGTAGAGGCACCAACCACGCCCGCACCAGTGGCTGGGATGATGGTTCCTGCTCCGAGGGTCCACGCACCAAGAGGCATCGGAACGTCTTCGGTATACCCAATGTCCGGCTGGCTTTCCTGAATGACTCGTTCAAGATTGAGCTTGTTTGCTGCGCACATGTGATGCCTTTCAATAACTGATGATGGTCGAACCGTCGTAGTTCACAACGTTCCCGCGTGAACCGCGGTCCCGGTACATTCCGTCGTCTGATGCACCCAACCGTTTGGCGTGCAGTTCCATGTCCACTTCCACGGACTTGGTGATTTCGTTGGAGGCGACCGAGAGAGCTGCGGCGTACCCGTCTTCCCGCATACTCATGAACTTGGTCACGGCGATTGCCAGCACGGCGGGGTCGTGAATCGCGCCCCAGATGCCCCGCTCAGCGTCGTTGACCATCCGCGGCACTTCCACGCGGAATCTCGCGCGGAGCGTGTACGCCTGGTCTGGCTTGGGGTACACAACGAGCTCCATTGGGGGCCGCTCGCCCACGCCAATCTCGCGGTCGTTGCTTGTCCACACCGAGCAGTACATGGGCTGTCCCGTCACGCTCGGTCCTCGTGCGATGTACTCCTGCACTCGATCAATGTTCGAGTCCGTCACCCGCCCGCCGTAGGAGTTGGCCGGATCCCGCCAGGTCACGCGACCCACCGGGGCACTGATGACGTTGAGGGGGAGCCGATACCGCCTGTTATCGCCGCCGATGCTCAGTGGGCCGTCTGCGTCGGGCTCAAGGGCAATCGTGAGCGTGGGAGCAAGCCACGTCCAGCGGTGACGATTGCGGGCGAAGTCCTTGGCGGCGTCGTTGATTGCCCGTTCCAACCGGTCCAGCAAGTTCGGATCGGTCGGCACGGTAGAACGGTTGTCGGAACCCGAACCCTGCACGGCCACGTCTACGGCTTCCGCAAGCCGCAGTTTCAGGTCCGCGAAGGTCCAAGATGTATCGACGCCGTACTGCATGAAATCCCCAACGAGATACCGGGAGCTGTCTGACGGCGGGCCGGTTTGGTTCTTTCAACCTCGATGGGGGAACGATCTGATTACTGGAAGACACCGATCTGGACCAGCTTCAGCGCGTTGGAGCCGCTGGAGTTGGCTTCGACTGCATAGCCGACGTATGCCGCGATGGCCGCGACGGAGGCCACGCTGGTGGCCGCCGCGAGGGCAAACGAGCCGTCGGCACAAATCAGGGCATCGCGGGCCGCGACACCGTTGGCGACGAGCATCTGCACCTGGCCGACCGCCGACCGGATCGGCATGACCTTGATGAAGCCGCCGGTGCGGAGGGTCGTGGAACCCGCCTGCAAAGTGTTGATGCCGGGGTCAACCGCCGTCACCAGGAACTTGGTGTTCTCAAGCGTGGCGGTTTCGGGGCGGACCACCTTCATGGAGCCGTCGCTGTCGAGGGCATCCGCAAGGGTGACCACGCAACCGACGGTGACGTTGGCGTTGACCACCGTCGAACCGTCGTTCTTGTAGGGGCTGTACTTCACGGTCAACTCGGGACCGGCGTACCCGTTGTACTGATTCAGCTGCTGGTAAGTCATGGCTGCTTGTCCTTGTGCAAGGGCCTACTGGCCCCGTGTGTCAATCTGGTGGGTTACTCAGGCAGTGGATCAGAACGAGCCGTGAATGCGGAAGCCGCACGCGCGGGGGTTGTTCGTCATCAGGTTGCCCATGATGTCAATCGGAATCTCGAACACGTTGTGGGCGCCGTCCTTGCGGAGCGGATCGGATTCGTTCATCCAGAAACCGGGCACCTTGAGCAGCTTCCACATCTTGAGGCGGACGCCGTAGATGCTGGCAAGTGCGTCGTTGTCCAAGATCGGGGCGCGGCTGATGCGTGCGCCGTTGATCTTGTACTCGCTGAACGGGAACAGGTCGCCGTTGCGGTCGTCGGGGCCATCGCTCACGAGGGTCTTGTAGCTCTCGTGGTCGGTCTGGCTCATGAAGATCACGCAATCGCCCTGCACCTGCTCACCCTTGAGCATCTGGAGGGGGCGGAAGTTGGTCGCTTCCATCGCCCGGCGAATCATGATGGCCAGATCCTTGGTGACTGTGGAGCCGGCACGAGTGCCGACCCAGTTGCGCCAACGCTCGTTGTCAACGCTGGAAGCGTCGATGCCCGCGAGGGTCGCCGACACCGAGGTGTCGCCGTAGCGGATGTAGGTGCCGTTGAATCCACCCGTCAGGTCAGCGGTGAACGAACCACCCGAAGTCATCGAGGGACGCAGCCACATGGGCAGGCCCCAGAAACTCAGGTTGTCCGAACTGCTGTTGATCGGGTTGAAAATGTCGGTTTCGAGGTGATTGGCAATGTCCTCGTAGTTCGCCGACCGCTCAGCGTTGAGGTGGTTGATGATCTGCACATCATCGCCCGTGTTCAGCTTCTGCTCACGCAGATCGAACACGATGCCCTTGTTTTCCTTCGCAATGTAGGGAACTGTGAGCGTGCTGACCGGGGGGGCCTTCTGGCTTGCCGTGACCTGGTACAGATTCACGCCGCGGGTTGCGCCCGTGTTGGACCGCAACCGAATGCGCTCTTCGTACTGCGTGCCGGTGACGCCTTCACTGGAGCCCGCATAGATGAACTCTTCGAGCCCCGCGTAACGGTTGTACTTAAGGGTTTCGACGAACTTGACCTTGCGCTGCTTGGCGCGCGTCGAACGGGTCAGGTTGGTCAACTGCGAGAGAGTCAATCCGGGCATGTGCGTCACTCCTGCACAACATCACTGCGGCCCCCGCTCCAGCGGGTTCCGATCACTTTCGCGGCGGCGCGGTGCCGTCGTTGTCGTTGGGGTCTTCAAGTCCGCTGCCCCGGTCCACGGTCGAGCCGCGGGGTACTGCGGTGCGGGCCTTGTGCCGGGCCTGTGCCGCGGCGTCCTTGGTCGGTGCTACCTTGGTCGCCGAGCCCTTGGGGCTGGCCTTGCCAAGCAGCGTCATCATCTCGCGTTCGGCGCTGTCGATGGCGTCGGCCCACTCGTAGGGCTTGCCGCCGATCGTCTTGCCTCCGAACCGCTGGTACTTCTCGTTTGCGGCCTCATGCACGAACAGACGGGCCTCCACCTGGGCGGGCGTCAACTTGCCCGAGGCGTGGCTGCCGTAAATGTCGTGCTTGCCCTTGGCCGCCATCGAATCGAACGCGGCGTGAACCATCTTGTTGTAGCTGTCGGCGCTCTGGGTCTGCTTCTCGGCCAGCAGGCTCTTGTTCTGGGTGTGCAGAGCCTTGAGCACCTTGGCTACAGCTGGGTCTACTTCTGTCTCGATTTCCGCGATGATGTTTTCAATCTCATCGGGTTCGGGGGTGGGTTCGGTGGTCTTGGCCTTGGGTGCCGCGGCGGGTTTGGCTGCGGGCGTGACGCGTGCCTCTGCCAGCGTCTTGGCTACCTGCTCGTCATCGCCAGTGTCTTCGTCGGCCTCGTCCGCCGGCTCCGCGTCGGGATCCTCTTCGGACTGGTCGACCACTTCTTCCGCGTCGTCCGCAACCTCATCGGCCTCGGGCTCATCGCCGGGCGTTTCGATCGCATCCGCTTCCAGATCGTCACTCTTGGCGACAATCGGCGCGGTGCCGTCGGCATCGTTCACATCGGTTGATGCGTCAGGTGCGGGCGTTTCGGACTCTTCGGGAAGGGGTTCTGATGCCATGCTGCAAGGCTAACAGAACGCGCCGGTTTACTCACCTAGCACTGGTGTTAGTTTCTTGACCTGTGCCCCGCGTGCAATCTCGTCACGCTTCTTGGCGTACTCGCGCTGCTGCGAGCGGTCTTTGAACTTCACGGTGCCGTTGTCCTGGATGCACGCGCCCGCACGCTCGCCGAAGGTCTGCCGGGCCTCTGCCACCTCGGCGGGGTGAAACCACTCGGTGATTGATTCCTGCGTCTTGCCGTGGAACTCGCGGTTCCCGCTGCCCACGGTCTTGCGGGTGTAGTCCTGCGGCGCACGCTCGCCGCACTCGGGGCAGAGCACGCGCCCATCGGGGTCAAGCTCTGCGACCTTCGCAAAGGTGTCGCCGTGGAAATGGCACTTGGGACAGCTGATCGGGTATACGGGCATGGGTTGAATCTCAATAGGGGACAGTCGCGGCCATGTCGCTGCGGGTCTGGTCGATCGGTCGGTTGCCTGCGGATGGGCGGACTGCCGGGGCTCCGCTCGGGCTCCCCTGCTGCTGGCCGGGTGCAGCCTGGCCGGGGTTGCCAAACCGCTGCTGCATCATCTGGCTCATCTGCTCGAGGCCCTGCGTCGGGAAAATGTCGGCAATCTCGGGGACTTGGTACTGGTCGGCCATCACCTCGACCGCCGCAACCATGTCGCCGCCGAACTGCATCACCATCGGGAGGAATGTGCCCGCCGCAGTCATGAACTCGCCGAACCGTCGCATCTTCAAGCTCGGGTCCATTGCCGTGTCCACGAACGGGGCCAGTTCCCACATGAAATCGCCGAAGTCGCCTTCCTTGGCCTCGGCGTCATAGACCACATCGGTTTCGGCACCGTTGGGCAGCTTGTAACTGAACGTGCGGTTCAGCCGCGGGTCAGTGTCGTAGTACCACGCCAGCGTCCGCATGACGTTGGAGCAGGCTTCCGAGCACAGACCCCGCCAGTCGTTGAGCAGCACCGAGGCGTTCCCCTGCATGTAGCTGCCCACCGTCGCCGTCTTGCTGGTGTCCTCGCTGCCGTTGAGCAGGTGAATCGCCGTCGCCTTGTTCGCCTGGCCTTCGAGCCAATCGAACGCGGGCAGCATCTCAGGCAGCATCCCGCCCGACTTCAGCGCCGACACCTTGGACGGGTCGCCGTGGAAGATTTCCTGATCGTCGGCGTCCCGCATCTCCATTGCGGTGTCTTCGCCCTTGACGCCATCGACCACGTAATGGAGCTTGGTCTTGAGCAACTGCCGGGTCATCTTCGCCGCCGATGCCCCCATGGCCAAATGCAGGTCAAGGATCGACGCGCACGGGCTCACGGGCATGGCGTTGTTGGGCATGTCGATGAGGCTGAGTAGCTCGAGCGGGGCACCTTCACGGCCCTCGTACTCGTGCGGCTCCATCAGCCAGGCGTTCATGTTGCCCGCCAGCGTGCCCTCCAGCACCTTGTCACCGTGGTAGTACAGCACATCCCACAACTCCACCTTCTCGTCGATGGGGTCAATGTCCTGCCGGTTGCCCATGATTTCGTCCGACTCGCCGCGGGTCATGGCGCCCGCGTACCCGATCATCGGGATGCTGTTGACCAGATCGGGGTCGTAGATGCCCAGATCCAGCAGTTCACGGCGGCTCACGCGGTATCGGAACGCCCGCCAACAGTCTTCCAATGGGTCGCGGCTCTGCGGATCCCGCACGAAGTCATCCAGATCGACGCGGACGGCGTAGGGCTGGCCCATGTCGTACACCTCGCCGTTGACCTTGTAGGAACTGCCACCAGCCCGCAGGCCCACACGGCAGATCCCAAGCCCGCCCGTCAGTGCGTCCTGAACCACTGCCCGCCAAGTGCGGGTAAACTTCATTTCCTCGATCATCCGGTTAATCATCAACTCCCGCACCGTGGCCTGTGCCCGCATGTGCATCCCCTTGGCGGTGACCTTCACTTTGATCTTGGGGCCAACCAGATTGGGGAGGTAGGTGCGGACGAACTGGTACAGCAGGTTCACCGGGCGCTTGTCGCTCTCGGCCCTACCTCCAATGTCCGTGTACTGGCCGTACCAGGCCCCGCCGAACTCACGGTTCACAAGGTTCCGCATCTGTCGGAACGGCTGCATTCGGAGCGTGGCCGGTCCCTCGATCGCTCGCGTGATCTTTGAAGCGTCGTAGATGTTGGCGGTGGACATGCGCGGCTCGCTCAGAGCCCGCCGTCAGACACAGCATGATACGCCAGCACTCACCACGCAAACCGCCCCTTGGCCTTCTCGCGGTCCTTGAGCTTCTGCAATCGACCGCCTGGCGAAGCCTCTGGCGCCTTGGGCGGGATCGCCACCACCATCGGCGTGCGGGTCATCACATCCCACAGCAGGGCATCGGCGATAGTCCGGTCACCGTGCGGCACCCGCGCCACCTCGTCCGCCGGGTCAATCGTCGTCTTGACGGACTCGAGCTTTCCCGCCTTGGTGTACCGAAACGTCAGGCACTCGGCCAGCGCCGCGGCTGAAGGGTTCCAGAACCGGGC